GTAACGGGGCGAACTTCGTTTGGTCTCTCTGGCCTTGTCTTGCCAGAAATAACTGCACCCACTCCGGCCTGAGTTAGAATATCTTCGAGTGTCCCGCCGTGTAGGGCCGAGGCCCCGCCCAACGCTACAGCCGACCCACCTCGACGGACGACAGCATTTTCAACCCGACCCAATACTTTAAGGGCCTTCCCCAAAATGGCTCGTTCTATACCGGCCTTGGTCCCGGCCCCAAGGGCTTCGACAGTTCCCTTACCTTCTTCTTTTGCCTGTTCAAAACCTTGGGTGGCGGCTAACGGGATATTACCTTCCCACTGTAATACGCCAGCGGGCAGTTGTCCGATTACCTGTCCGGGTATAGTTGAGACTTTGGACGCCCCTGTTTGTTCATTATATTTATCAAGGCGCGCGGCCAGTTCATCAAATTTACCAGCGTAATCAGTGATTCGTTTAGCATTTTTCCATTCTGGAGATTCGACATCCTGTCCCAACAAGCGACCAGTAAGATTAGCCAATCCTCTGATGGTATGTAATGCCGCGGCGGAACCTTTTAATGACCCACTGGCGAGGGATACTCCAAAGTGTTTTAGGGCGTTTGTCTCGTAATCACTAAGACCAAAACCAAAGTCCCCGCCGGTATCTACGGGTTTAACGGGTTCGGGTTGAATCTGGTCGAACACGTCACCCGCTGGTTGTTCTGGCTGAATTTCGTCAAACACGTCGCCCATTATAGACTATATCCCCTATCTTTTGCTAACTGTCTTGCTTTGTTCTTATCCCCGCCGGCCTCCTGGAGCAAGGCCGCGGCGGTTGCTTTATCCAGCGTCTTGGTCTCTGCCGGGGCATTAACCCCCTGTGCAAACGGCGATACCCGCTTACCTGTAACTTTCTGACCAGCCACCCCCAACAGTTGGCTACCATAGGGCCTGGAGGTCATAAGGTCGGGGTCGTTGGCCAGCAGGTTTTTCCAAACTTTATCAGCCGCGGGTTTGGCGGCCATAACAGCATCCCACTGTATATCAAACGCCTGTTTTTCGCTGGTGTTCATCTGGTCATCGTAACCATAAGTGGCCCGGTTCGTCAGGTATTCCTGTTTCAACTTTTCAGAGTCGTAATAATTCTTTCCCATCCACGGGGCCACATACGCCCGGTCTCTGGACTCAGTGAACTTCTTACCAAACGCTGTCATTTCTCCGGGGGTCATCCGGCCCCTCGGCTCTTGGGCTGGGGGTCTGAACGCCCCGGCCATGTGGGGAGCGGCCAACTTCCACTGGGTCTGTTGACCCAACGCCGGGTCCACAACGCCGGATTCTATGGCCGATTGGATACCATCTAATTGAGTGCGGATATCAGATAGTTTATATTTCTCAGCGTCGTAATCAGCCTGCATACCGGCCAGGATTTTATTATGTTGTTCCGGGGGCAAGTTCTGACTCTGGAGTCTCTTGAACTGTTCTCCGAAACGCTGTTTGAGTGTACCTGCCTGTTGGTCTATAACCCCGAACGGCGATTCCATATTCGCCTGAGCGGCGGTTGCCGGGGCGTTCTCCACGGCCACGGTCTTGGAAAATAAGTCAAGTTTACCACCCGTAGTTGACGGATAATATGTAGAATTACCAACGACTATTTTACCATTGGGGTCAAGAACGTAACCAGGACCGGGGGGGAGGGCCGAGCCGGGGAGGCCGGTATCGGTTGTAAACGCATCTAAAATATCCTGTTGGGCCATATTATGTTCCAACTCTTTCAAGTGTTAAATTGATGTGTTCAACAACTATATTATTCACAAAGGTTTTCCTTTACGCTATCGCTCCAAATTCCTGCAAACGGCTTTCTAATTCTGCCACCCTTGTTTGAAGATTGGCAATCACCTTTAGAACGCTGTTTCCCTCATCTGCAGTAGCGAATCCGTAACCGACAAGTTGAACACTCTGTATCGCGTAATCAGGCGTTCCAGGTTCAATATAAGTAATCGTTGTAAGTTGCGTTGTCAAGGCCGCTGGCTGGTCAACAGGAGTTTTTCCCCAAAGACCGAACAGCTTGGTTGTCGCACTGCATATCTGGATACCGGCATTTATTCCCCCGACAGAATCAAAGAGCCAATTACCCAAACCGCTGATGGTCATTGCGCCATAAACCACATAAGGCGATATTGCGTAATTATGCCTAATACTACCGTCCGATTTGATTACAAGATATTCCCATCGAGTAGATTCTGGTGTGCCACCTGTTCCTGTAACAAAGGCGATTCTTTGAGGAACAACCCCTGAACTAACTGCACCATCGCAGTAAAAATTGATACCAGCACTATTTCTAAAGGCAGCACCGTCATATCCACCGCAGTTGAAAAATCCCAAACGGTCATTTTCTATGACCGCGTATTTGGTTGTCTGTGTTCCTCTTGACCTATGGAATACAAGAGCAGGTGCAGTAGTCGCAACAGGGGGAATTTCACCGCCGCCGCTGTTTCCTTTGTGAACACAACCAATAAAGTATATGGCTGCGTCTTTCCATTGCCCGAACCCACACGTTGCCGCCGTGAAATCGGCATCGGCGTTTGTCCCCCCCAACAGAACCAGATTTGTTCCGTTATACTGAAATTTGTCATTGTCAACTAAAAGTCCTGATGTTGAGGCGTAAGTAATTCTTCCAGACGTTAAACCGCTGTCTTTAATTTGTGCGGCAACGAGATTCGTTCCGTCAAACGTCAGATTAGCCGAATACAGGAAATCCGTTCCGGCGACGTTCATATAGGGAATCTTAGTAGTCGTGCCGAAAGACAGGGGGACGGCAACCGAGGCCCACGACAACACACCCGCCGTTGTGCATTGCAGGAATTGACTGACGGAGGGGGGCATAGCAGTCGGCAGGGTATAAGTTGCGTTCGCTGTTTGCGTTCCTGCGGTGAATAGCGTCGAGTAATTATTTGCACCGGCAGACCATAGTTTTAATGTTCCCGCTGTGTTGGTCGCGGCATCTACACCAGAGATTAGACCTGTGAACGACGGGGTATCAGCCACACCGAGTCCAAGTGAAGTTCTGGCAGTTGCAACCACAAGGTCAGTAGCACCGCCATCCCATTTTAATCGGTCGGCGTAAGCAGTATCCCAGTTTGCCGAGTTGTCCGTTATCGCGGACACCACGCCCGTCGTGCCTTTGAGGAGGCCGGAAAGAGATTGAATACGAGTAGAACCATTACAGTAGATTACTCCGCTTCCTCCAGCACCTGCTGGAATTATAAGGTTTATATCACCGGATACTCCCCCCGTTTGGTTATTATCTCCGCTTTGAATTGATACGTTGCCACCTACGGCAACATCAAGATTTGAATCACCAGCCGTAAAGTTCAAATCGCAGCCGCCAGGTATGGTCGAACAAGTTATAGAAAATGACGCTTGGGGATTAACGGTTATGCCAGACGAATCAGCAATAATCTGGCCGCTACCTATAATCCATCTCTTTGCGGTAATATCGGCATACGCTGTATCCGATATATTTCTGGATTCCAGACCCTCACCACCGCTTCCCTTTAGCAAAACATCGCTTGTTAAATTCAGAGATGCAAACGTCGGACTCGCCCCCGTATGAATGTCCTGCGGCAAACTCAAAGTTATTGTCCCATCAGTGTCATCTGTAACCGTAACTTGGTTCGACGTTCCCGCAATCCAACTGGCCAAGTTACTGACAGACGTTAATGCCCCCGCTGTACCGCCGTATATCAATCTATCCGGGGTTAGACCCGCCAACACTCCTGCGAACACGGGGTCAACTTCCTCGGAAATCAAACTGCCAAGACCTGAATACTCCGTAGAAGTTAGATGATAATACTCGTCAGTAGTTCCACCCTGTATATTACCCAGGGAATTATGGTCTGCGTCCCCAGATAATACTCCCGCGGTCGCCTGTAATATACCGGACAACCCGGTCAGGGTCAATCCCGCGAACGTGGGAGAACTGGTTGGCCCCATAGTCTGGCCCACAACGCGACCTGTCAGGTCGTTAATTATTCGTTCGAGACCTATCCAATCGCCTGCTACCACTTGATATGTTTGTAAACTCATTTTACCAAGTCCCTCCCATCTGGAACCCGTAATTAGGTTGATTATATCCTTGGGAATCTGGCGAAGAGTTGGGGGTAGTTTGCCCCCAAGAAGTGTCCCATGGCGACATATATTGTTTCTGTGGTTTTTTCTGGCCAGCCAACGAAACGGCGGCATTCATGTCGGCTATGGCCCCCTGTTTGGCCAATGCCTCCTTCTGCATCCGTTCCTGGGAGTTCATTCCGGCATATTGGCCATACATCTGGGACAGGGCCTGCATCGCCTGGGCCAGGAAATTGGTCCGGGTATCCTCTACACCAAGTTTGGCCTTAGCAGTATCGCCCGCTATTCGGGCACCCGTGGACGCGGCCAAGGACCCGCTACTCATTCCACTGGCTACTGCGTCGGACGCGGCCTTGGCCTGGGCTTGGTTGGCCTGGGTATCGATTATGGCGTTCTGTCCGGCCCCATATCCTCCACCCTGTCTGAACAGATTTATCATATCTTGTAGAGTTTGTTTAGCGGGATTAAAATACGAGGATAACCCCCCTGAACTCCCGCCCAAAGAGCGCCCCCATTTTTCGAGGTCTTCTTGTGTCGTCATTATTTTACCCGTCCAATCTCCGAAATATCGGCATCAACTTTTTCTATACTAAAACTTGAATCTACTGTGTTATTGGATATTACAACTGCCACGGCCCCGTCCAATAATTTCTGGCGGAGTGACGGCAACAATGAGTCCAGCGTAAATGTTTTAAATGTTTTGGGGGCGATTCCAGATTTCAATTCGTCTATAAGTTTAGCCGCCGTTATCGCTGAATATAATCCTATAGAAAGGTGGTCGGTATCAATTCCAGTTCTAACCGACAATTCATTTAATTTTACCTTACCCCTCGTCCCCTGGGCCGCCACCGGACCCAGTGTTACGTAACTGTCGATGGCCACGTCTGAATCATCGGCGGCCACGTCGGACTTAGTGGCTTCATCATACCGGCGTATGTACCCATCGTAACCGCCAACCAAACAAGTTCGTTCGGAGGCGATTCTGGAGTCAAAATAAAATGATGACGCCGGCAACTGGCCTCCCTGATATTTTTCGGGGAATATGCCGCCAGTGCGTAAATCGAGCCACAACGCCGTATGCCACGCACCGTCTTTCTGGCTTATGGTTATTTGTATCCCGTAACGGTCTTTATCGTATACCATCGCAATCCGGTCGGTCCCCCGGTTCGTGGCCATCGAGGCCAACAATTTGGGAACCCGGTCCTTAGTCACGTTGGTGGCGGGCAAACTGTTTAATAATGATTCATAAGATATAGTATAAATCCCATCATTGCCTACAAAATACAGATTGTATTTGTCATCCCAACAATATGACGTGGAACTGAATATGCCGGTGTTGTCTGTTAGAATAGTAAAGAATCCATTGCGCAGGGGGTCGGACCGCAACAGATACATTTTATTGACGCAACCAAAAATCACAAAAAGGTCTTTATTAGGTATAATTGCTACAATCTGGTCCCCCACCAACCCGGCCTTCTCTGCGGCTTGACTATCACAGGCACTGGCCACGTCATCTGTGACCAATGCTAAATCAAGTGGGTCGTTTATCCGGGTAGCAAACCATTGGTGTGGATGGAACTTACTATTCATAAAAATACGTCCAAACGCCAGGGCCATTATATCTGACCCGCCATCGGGAAACGTACCAGCGGTTAGGGTCCAGTTGAGCCAGTGGGGCGGATAAACGGGAGCAGCAGTAGGTGCCAGAGTTGCAGGAACGTCCCCAACTGTTCCAGTTATCGTAGTATCGATAACAAATGGCACCTCGGTAGTCCGGTATATCAGATTCCAAGTTTCGTCGCCGCCCGTCCCCTGGCCTGTTAGGGTCTCGTAAAATATCCCCTCGGCTATAACCTCTGGGTCCCCACCCTGATTTTGGGTAACTGTTTCGCCCTGGGTAAACGCCCCATCCGGTGTACCTACCAATCGGTCGTTAATAAAATCCAACTTGTGATAACCTGAGTCGTGTATATCTAACAACTCACCACTGGCGTCATATCGTGGCCGTCCATCAGCAAAATAGACCCGTTGATACGCGCTACAGGCCGCTATCTGCCCACTCGCGTCCAAGTCGCCCGCTGTGAATCCGTGGGTATCATCTAACAGTGTTAGGGTCGGCATTGGTCTTGCTTTCCTTTGCTTTGCGAGTGAGATACCTGTGTATTTGCCTCGTCATTTTCTGAACCCAGTTTTCCTGTTCAACAGGGACTGTTGGTGGTGGTTTGGGTTTTTCCGGGGGGGTGTTAGCCTCGGCCACTTTAACTGATTCCGCATAACCCATACTTGGTTTCTTCATTTTTGCCTTTACAATATCTTCTGCCGCACCCATACTATGTCTCCTTAAAATAAATTATCCCAAGTCCGTCGGCATCGTATCCGACGGCAATTAACGTATTATTATGCAGGGTATCGTCGTCGGCTATACCGGCGGGCCGGGTCGGGGGCCACTGGATAGGGGCTTTCAAACAATTTTCCACAACCAAACTAACGCTAAGCAAGGCACTAACTATTAACACACTCTCGTCGTAATCAATACCCGATGGAGTGTATGTTTGTATAGTCAAAACAACTGAACCCGTTCCTGAAACTATTGGCGTATCTTCATCATAAGCACTTGCTTCTGCGTCGTAGGTTTCAAATAAACAATCCTGATTTGTTCCTACCGACCAGGAATTTCCAGAGGTTGTGGAGGCATATAAATCTCCTCCGGTATATACTCCAGTAACATCATATCGCCAATAAGCAGAAGTTGTAGTTGGTGCTCCTGTTGCTTTACAAACAACAGCATATTTTATTCCAGATGTCAATGCCACAGGAGAAGAAAAGATTATTTCTCTCCATTCATAAGGGGAACCCGTTGGTAAAGTAGAACCATCTGTTGTTCCTGATGCTATTTCAGCAGAAGGATTATCGTCCACTGGAGCACCACCAGTGGTAGGAATTATTTCTACTGTTATAGTTCCTGGATTATTTGTAGCATGTCTAAGTAATAATAATTTAACTTTAGTTATTGTATAGTTGGAATTCGCAGTAAATACCTGGGCCACCCATCTCGTAGAACCAAACGATAGGTTACCTGTATCCCCAGTGTTATAAGAATCTTGTAGGACCATTATCCAGCCAAATCTATTTCTATTGCTACGTCCAAAGTATCACCATTTGCTAATGTACGGGTTTCTGATAATGGGGCCGATGCCACAAGTTTTCCGGTCTCGTCGACAGTAGTCGCCAAGAATACGGTATTGGCTCCGGTCCAATCCCCGCCTGCTTCAAAAGTAACGGTCTTAGTGGTAGTTTTCCTGTCTCCGGTTCCTGTGGTTGCTGATGTAAAATCAACATCATCGCTGGCCACGGTTTGTCTGGCATACCCCGTTCCGGTAACTTCTGTTAAATCTCCAAGACCAACCCCTTCGGCGAGCGAAGCGTCTGTGCATAAACCCACATAAAAATTAACGGGAACAGATTGTTCCTCTGAAAAAACCACCTCAAGCAAAAACTGTAGGCCCTCTGTGTGTAGTTCCGCGGCCATTATACGCCTCCATAATAAATTTCGCCTTCTTCTCCGATGGCGATGAATTGTTGTCTATATCTTCCCCCGCCCCTGGCAGTGGGAGTCCACACACTATTTTCTTCGTCCCAACCGAGGTCGGGGTCATAATCCAGGGGGCGGTCGGGGACCAGGGAATCGGGGATGAAATAACTGGGGGACGGGATGCCCACCATTATATCGTAACTGTCTGTGACGGTCCAAATTATTGTTTCGCCTTCTAACACATAAGACGCATACAATAATGTATAAGTTCCTGGTGCTATATCAGTTGGGATAGTAAATGTAAGTCTCCACCACACTATAGTATCCGGTGGGGGATTAACGGGTTGCTCTAAAGAAATATTGTCAAAAGTACTGCCAGTGATGGATACAGGATTATCTCTGTCCACTAAAAACAACCAATCTCCAGTTAAATTACCATCAGAAGTTTCATATAAACCCCTACCATTGCTTTCCGTATCAGCAAAATCGTTAAATTCAAAACTATACGTTCCACCCGGTGCCCAAGTACCATCGGTCTCTGTAGTAAAATTTCTCAGCCATTCGGGCAACGCCATCTTACACCACCGGAGGGATAAAAGTCGTGGCAATTTGTGTCATAAGTATCACAGGTCGGGCACCCCCCACCTGTGTCTCATACGCCTTAATGACCCCCGGACGTTGACCCCCCCGGATACGTTCGTCTTCTACGTCAAATGGGCGGACATTCTGCAACAGGGGGCTGGTAGTCAGCGGCTGTTTCTCCGCCGCCAGTCCTTCATGTAGTCCGTGTATGGGGAATGAAAGTTCCGTATATCACCTCTAAAATGGGGTCGGCCAAGGGGTCAGGCCGACCCCCTACTATATCCCGCTTGTAGCGGGCGATTATTTAAGCTGCGGTAACGGTCTTAAAACTACAAGACGTGGCCGACCCCTCATTCACATACAACATTGTGTTATCGCCGCCGTCAACATGCAAGAATAAACACGCCGGGGAATATCCTGCCGTACCGTCCACGGGCATCGTTAGGCCATAGGCCAATAAGATACCGTTCTCGGTAGTAAAAATTGCTCGTGCCGTTGCGGTTCCAGCCGGGGCCGGAATCATATTTTCTGCCTCATATCCAAATTCGCCCATTATTGCACCTTTCCTAAAAATGTAAAGTTTCTTGGTCTTGGTATTGGTTTTGCCTTTATTACCGCGTGTAAATTAGTGCGGCCATCGGCTTTCCACGCTTGGGGTAAATCTTTTTGTAAATACTCCTCAACGTGTCCGGCCTGTATATTCTCGAACTTCTGTTCGGCTTTGGCCATACACGCTGATAAAACGGCCTGGTCAAACTTCTGACCCGCCGGGTGGAGGTTGTTGGGGGGTTCCACGATATAAACGCTGGTGGTGTCGGGGTCTGTGGCAAACCATGTTGAGTCTGTAAACGTGAACGACCCCGTGGCTGCTACATAACTATCAACTAACGCCGATTGAGTTTTACCAGTGCCAGAGATTATACTTAACCCCCAGCCATTAAAATAATCATCGGCCTCGTCCCTTGTGGAATCAGCCAAAATATAACTACCAACCGTAACGCCGGTAGCCACGCCGGACTCAATATCCAACTTATTAAACGTCAGCGTATACGGAAACTCAATTATCGCGTCGTCCACCGGGTCAGGATAGACCAATAGTTCAAATCGGCGTTTCGGAGAAAGGCCAGATTTTGGTTCGTATTGTCGTATAGCAAGTAAATACGCGTCACCTGTCGAAACCGACATCTGCCGGAGCCGGCGTATGTCAGATTCTGTTACCCAACGTAATTCGCCACAGTTCGATGAATTTTTCTGGTACGACGGAACCCCGTTGACCTCGCCGCCGAAATACTCTGGAAGGGGATACCTACCAACGTCCCCGGCAATAGTCTCATATTTCGTAATCACAAATGTATCGGTCGCCGCCGGGGTCGTCCCGCCGGGGTTCCCGTTGTCTGTGAGCCACGCGGCCACGGTTATTACTCCAGTGGTGACGGTATAGGTAGCGACTTGTGCATAACTTCCAGCACCAGTACCAGTTAGAATATAAACCCAATATCCGTTTATTTCATCATCAACGGTATAAGTATCGGCAAGAGTTAAATCGGTTATGCTCGTCTCTTCAGCAGCAGTAGCCACCCCCTCGACCGCCGGCCCACAGGTAGATACCGACAGGATTCGTTTCCGCCACTGCCAACCCTGTGGCGGGGAGTCGGAAATAAATGACCGTATCCCATCGTTTATTACGTCCTTGATGTCTTGGAGGTCGTCCTTGTCGATGGGTAACATCGAACGGGCCGCCCCATCAGTACCGCGGTAGGCCGTCCCGGCCTCCTTGGCTATCTTGGTACACAGTTCTTGCATCGTTAAGGCAGATGTCGGTTCGGACATATTATTTCTCCGCCGGTAGTTTTTCCTTGGATATTATATCCAGTTCTTTCACGGCCTCAAGACCCTCGGCACAACACTTCTGGACCAACTGGAGGTCTTGAGTCAGTTGGATATGGCCATTACGAGGCATATTCACACTCGATATTACCTGGTCAATTCTGGCCAACGCTTCCTGTACTTGTTTCTGCTCCATAATTTTACCCCTTAAATTAAACAATAAAGTTTTATGATGGCAAAACCCGTGCCGGGGTCTCCGGCACGGGATACTGTTTACTAACTACATAACTTGAACAACGGACCATTGCCCGCTGCTGTACCGGCCACAGTGTGACCAGCATACTGAGACGTATCATTTGTAGCAGTTGTTACCGCCAATGCCGTGTTCGCCGATTCGAGTGAACCGTCGTGTCTCCAGAAGCAACCCATACCACCACGGGCACCAACCCCACTCTGGGGGGCAAGCCAACACATTCCATCATCTTGACACCAGAAATATGTGCTTGCCGCGGCCACAGGAACGGCAGGACGACCGGCCTTGGCCAGTATAGTAGACGTTCCAGTACGCAATCCTGAATATGGATTGGCAAATACTTCTACCTTAGATGAGGTAGTAATAGCCTGCGAAACGCCGGCCTCAAGATAAATTACCAAGGCTGCGTTTTCTGCCGAGACATCGTTACCTACAACTTGCAGAAAATCAACATTATTGTTAGTGCCATTATAAACAATGGCATATCCGCCCTGCAATTCATCTAAGACTAAAGCCGAATGAGTGGCAGCAGGTATTTCTACCACTTGAGTACCCACCAAACCTCCACCACTTTGGGCGGTGGATAAAGTTGTAATGGCCACAACACCAGTGTCCGTAAACTCACAACCTTGACCGGAAATACATGCAGCACTGGATTTTGAGTATACAAACGAACGGCCATCGGGCGTGGTAACTCGGTCGCCTAAGAATCTGGCGGAGTCCTTGACCAACGAAGTCCTGAACAAAAAGGCCCACGGGGCCAAATCCATATTCTGGACGGTCCCGATTGTGCCAAAGTTTATCGTTCTGTTAATTGTTCTACTCATACTAATATCTCCTTACATTAACGGGGGTTAGGACGCTTTGTGCAATACGAATCCGCAACGTCTCATATTTTCGACCAGGATGTTGTGTGCCCCGTCGATGTTCATACCAAATGCGGTATGCTGCAATGGCTTTAGACTCGTTGGCGGGTCTACCTTCTGCCAATAACCATCATGTACGAAGGGTTTGAAATACGCCAAGTCCATGAAATACACAGGCGAATAGGCAATCGGGGTGCCGTCGGACTGGTCAAGGGTGTCAAGGGGTATAATCGGTATCTTGTTGACCTTTACCAAGCCATCATCGACCACCAACATTCCGCCTAACACTTCCTTCGCCGTGGAAACATGTGCGTCGTCTTTCTTGTCAACCAGTTCCATCAAACTCAGAACAATGTCCGTGGGGGCAACGGCCCGCAGTTTGGATGCGCGTTCCTTGATGAGCGGACTCTTGAGGAACACGGGGTACTTGACCTTGGTCTTAATCAACGCTTTACGCATGGACTTCAACATGGCGTTGTTCACATCGGTGTAAAGACCGCACCAATTACGCCATTTTTCCTCGGTCGCTGCATCAATACCGGCACAAACTGTACTCCATGTGCCGTCACCAAACTTCACGGCCTTACCATTCCAGGCACCGGCACTGGTGTTAATTGTGTCAGCCGCGGCGGTTCTAAATCGGAGATAATACGGCAGGGTGTACGGAGTCGATTTATCCGTGGCACTGTTCGGGGCCGTAATCATCGTTTCCTCAATCAGGTCCGCGAGGTCAATATACATCTGGTCCCGGCGGGTCTGGACAAGGTTAATGAACCCCTTCTTGGAGTTCTTCTGTTGAACAATTTCCCACTCATCCCACGTGGCACTGGCCGTTAATTTCGCCCAATGCACGTCGATATTGTGGATGTCGTCTTTGAACTTGTATTCGTCTGTCTCGAACACGCCGCAATATCTGGCTGTACCCGCGGTATCGAACTCAACTTTACGAACGATACTCGTACCTCCGTCTATTGAAACAGCGTCGTCTGCAAACATCGAACACCAGAAATACTCGTTATGGTCTAACACATACTGTATTTCCTGGTTAGGAAGGTCCGCAAGAGTAGTCTCAAGCAAACCCTCCAAATCCTCTGGTCTGTAACTCATAAGTTTTTAACTCCTAATTGAATACTTTAGCCAAGTTCTTACCAGCGTTTTCTTCGGCCTTCTGGCGCGTCTTCACTCCAGCGACCGGGACGGTCTTGGAACTGGACGGGGCCAGGGTAAGGCCGGCCTGACGCTTGGTAGCCTCAACTTTAATCTTCGTTCTGATTACTTGCTCTCGCACATCTGTTGTAACAAGCAAATGGGCGCGGTCGAAAACCTCCTCTAAGTCAGGTTTCAACCCTTGGGCTTCCATACCTATTTTGATGAGATTCGCTTCCTGCATAACCTTCCAACGGTTCTTTAACTGGTTAGGTGTAAGGCTATTATCCCAACTCCGATTCTCTTTGGGAATTGGTTGGCCCTCGGAATCTACGGACGTATCGCCGTAAAACTGTTTCAGGGCTTTTACATCCGGTCTCAAGAAAAATCCATCAATCTGTTGTGAGATTGCGGCGTTTTCCTGTTCCCTCGCAACCTGGGTCTGGCGGGTCGCCTCGGATTCCGTAAAGGATTCCGCGACGGGTCGGGCGGCCAACTGGGCGGCCATCGCCTCATTATTCGCCTGCATCGCCTCTATCACCCCAACTATCGGGTCGCCCTCGTATTCTTTACGTAGGGTCTCAATATCCACCTTCTTTAATTCCGGTTTAACTACCGGAACGGACGGAGCGGCAGACGGAGGAACGACCAATTTCTTGCCGGCGTCAGAGAATTTCTTGGAGAGATTATTCTCATCGCGTAACATCTTAGCGAAGGTTTTCTTCGCCAAGGCAGGGTCAGTATCCTTGAGTTTTTTAATATCCTCATCAGAATACTCATAGTGCTTTGCCGCCCTGATTTCGGCGTCCGTAATCTTCGTTGACTCATCTGCCGGGGTTTCCACTGGGGCAGGAACATCTGCCGGAACGTCCGCGGGTTTCTCTGCCGACTCAACTGGAGCCGGGGTAGGTACTTCCGTTGCGGGTTCTGGGGTAGGCGTTGCCTCTGTCGCCGGGGTTTCCTCCGGGGTAGGTTCGTCTCCGAAAACTTTTTCCAGTCTTACTTCTGCGTTATTTTCAGCTTGTTCGGTCTTTAACATTCTATCGGCTTGAACATCAATCGCTGATTCCTCGGCGGTTAATTTATTCGAGTCTGTTACTTCTGATTTTATTTCTGGTTCTGGCATAATTCGTTTCCCCTATAATTAAAGTTTATTTCTTCTTTCCGGCGGCGGCCATCGCCTGCATCTTGGCATTTCCATATTTTTTACGGCCTATTGCGGCGGCCACTGCCCCAGGGTCAGATGCCCCTGATAAACGGGCCGATTTCTCAACTGCGGCAAATCTCGAACCTTCGCCCAACGGTTTTCCTTTAGTTGCTTTCATACTGGCCAGTCTCGCGGCCCTTCGTTCTTTCTTACTCGACATGATTAACGTCTCCTTTGTTCTTTCTTGTCCATCCCGAAGTGATGGGAATATCGTTCCTGTTCTTTAACACTATGAAATGCCACCCTGCCATCAGGGAGGACATCAACATTTGGCCATTGTTTTCTATGTTCCTCTGCCTGTTCCGGTATAATTCCTAACGATTCCGAAACGTGGTAGTAATCGCCGGCGTTGGTAGGTTCGCCGTATTTGCGATGAAGGGTCCCACCGCAATCACAAGGTCGGCGGTCATCGGACCAGCGGGTACATTCTTTCTGGCATATATTACACACCATTGAACGCAGGGTCTTTTTCTCGTACATTACACAACCCCCTGATTTATCGACTGGCCAATTGCCGCCGCGGCCTGCGGGGTTTGGTTAACCTCTTGGGTCTGGGTTAACACGGACCTGTTCATCGGTGCCCCGCCATTCTGTTGTATCCCGGCCTGGGTGTTCGGCGATTTCGCCTTTCCTGGGTTCTGGGGGCCAAGGGCCAGCATAATTTTTAATTTATTTTGGAACTCAGGGTCCACCAACAATTCTTCAACCCAGTCGCCAATACCCCATTCAATGGCAATCTGAGTATAGTACTTGTTCAAATTAAACGGTTGACCAATCGCCATTAAGGTCTGAGCCGTGGTGGCCCCAGCCGGGATTACGTTGGTACAAAATTCAAGTATCCGTTTGGACCTAACCATCGGGTCCATTTTAGTCATAGACCTTGATTTAATCGTAAATACAAAATCAAGGAAATCGCCCATACGAAGTTCTGGGGTAAGGACCAACTGTTTTTCCTCACCGCCTGTCACACGTTTGGTCATTGGTAACTGAATAAACGGGTCAGTATGTAGATACCAGGCCATCTTACGCACAATCTCACTGGCGGCGTCGTAGGTGATGTCCTGCATATCATTGATGCCAACACTCATATTTCCCTGTAGGGCCATCGTCTTGGTTGCGGTCTCGTCACCCTCGTTTCCAGTTGTGCCGCCCTGCATCTGAGTGGGATTGCCGGCCATCATATTATACCACATAAATATGGCGTTCAAAGCGGCGTCATTCTTGGGATTCTGGCCGCCAAACGAAACCACATTAACCCCCTTGGGGTCAGTGGTCGGAATCCAGTCGCCGGTCTGGGCTTCTTTAATATCCTCTACCTCGGAGGCCATTGCGGGATTAAATAACCCTACGTCTTTCTGTTGTTCAATCTGGTCAATCTCTTTCTTCATTATACGATTGGCGATGCAAGCCAAATCATACCAGATACTAACCGGGGCCACCGGGAACGGATTACCCTCGACCGGGGGAGAATAGGATAAGAACGTATATGGCCCTTCCTTCGGACCATTAAATTCACTAATCTTTATAAATCTATCCTTGAGTGCCTGGCGGGGGTCGCCCATCAGGACTATCTGTTGGGTTTCCGGGACATACATCTGGACTACATCAACCTCATCCTGTAATTTGGTCATCGCGTCCTTGGCCTCTTTACTGCGGGTCATATCAGACAGTGGATTCTGATAATTTGACCCGGACGACGGCAGACCGACGATTAAATCGTGGTCCATTCCATCGGCGTCGAGTAACCACTGTCGAGGAATAGTTACCATATCAAACAAACATCTGGCCTCGTCGATATTGGTACAGGTAGGGTCGAACCCGAAATTATCAAGCATAACACAACGGGTATAAACTTGACCGTTGTCAATATAAACGTCGTCAATTTGTAACAATTCGCCACTGGCTTTTAATCCAGTTCGTGTAATGCCCCACGCAAATAAGGCATTCGTGACCCACGCCCGCAAGGTCTGTTTTAATTTAATCTGCCGGGCCGTGGTGTCAAGACCCATACCCAACAATTCAGCGTATTGTTTATGTTCGACGTAGGGTGTCGTGACCAACGTAATTGGTGACTGGGCCACAAGATTCGGAACATAACTCCGAATAGTATTGAATACCAAATTCAGGGGTTCGTCGCCTTCGAGTCCTTTTTCTTCCCTGTAATACTGGCCAACATAGGACTTGAAGAATAGAGCGCGGGCCTTGCAGAATCTGTCCATTCTATCGAAACCGAGTTTCACGATATTCTGGATTTTCAAAGGGTCAACTACTTCGCTGGGCATATTAACCTACACTCGCCATAGTAAAATCAAATTTTCGCCTGCCGCCGCGGGTCCGTTCCTTGGCCTTTTTAAGGACCTGTTGGAAACGATATTCACAGGAATTAACCGGAACTTTCCTCTGGTCAGATTTACCCTGCGGCATATCTTTGTCTTCCAGCGTTAGAGCCGCGGCTATCACCCGGTCGCCGTGGGTCTTTTTCGCATATTGACTCTCACACATCAAATCCGCGGGACCCACGCCGCCGGTCGAATAATGAATATAAGTCAACGCTTCCTCAAGACAAACCTTGGAGCGACATACATATCCGCCGTGGGCCAATACCGCGTCGAGAGACATTAACATCAATTCTTTACTCTGTCGACTGGTATGGGCACCATAGGTCTGGGTCTTTCGGTCTACCGTTTTTCCAACCGTTTCGGCCCGATAATAATATGGGTAAAAATACTTCTTTACAATTATGCGGCCAAGGTCCCAACCGGGACCGTTGCTCTCCCATTTCAGATACGGTTTCTTCCACGGTTTTGGACCGCCAAACCACAGGGCAATCGCTATTACTATCTGGGCAAACTCATACGACGGATAGTTCGCGTCGGCCCATTCCCCAACCTGTTCCCCGGTTTCCTTACATTTTATTGACATTACCGAGTTCGAGGCCCCCTGACCCTTGCCGGTATCAATGCCAATTATATAACTCAACTTCTGGTCCGGCCTCATCTGGCCAGTGGGGTCCGGTTTCAGGTCACACCACAGTTTCAACGGCCCGTTTGTTATCTCCCGTATCGAGTATAATTCCTTGAAATTTGTCGCCGTCTGTTTTATAATCGCCGCCACCGTATTATACCCAAACCACTCATTAAACCGCACGTCCATCGTGTGCTTGGGGGGCCGGGCATACAGGGCCGCGTGGTTCTCTATATTATTCTGGATAAAAAACGCTGTACCCGGTTCGATGTCAACGCGGTCAACTTCGGCGGCCATATATTTAGGCCCCCGGAGTTCTTCCTCTTTGTTATACCAAGGACTGCGAATCCTGAATTTCTTGTCTTTTTCCTCTACGTATCGGCCTGCGCCTTTTTCTGGATGCTCGTGCCACGGCATAACGAATACTTTAATCTGACCGCTTTTCTTCCAGATATTATATTCGCTCCCGGCCACCGCCGTAGAGTTCACGATACGAACCAATGCAGCGTCACGTGACGCCGACCGCATCTGCGCCCCATTCTGAACCGCGCCAAATTCATCAAGCAAACAGATTAACCGGCGGTCGCCCCTGGCCGCGTGTTTTGTGGTAGATTCGCCATCTAACACGCTGCCCGTTATCGGATTCTCCCAGTGCATGTGAGTCCGGTTTTTCTGACCAAGAAAACAGTCGGGGGGTCTCATCCATAGGGGCAACCATTCGTTAATTCGGTCGTGTTTTTGAAACAGAGCCTTTTGATTCCCCGATTTATCTACATATTCTTCATTACGCGACATTTCGAGCAACATAGCCTCGTCGCGGAATAGCATCAGATGATGCAGAAAGAATACGCTGCACCAAGACGCACCCATATCTCTTGACTTGTCAATTAAAATATCAGTACCAGTTGCCAAACAATTATCAAAGGCCGCAAACAGTTCATCCTGGATAGGCCAAGTCACCATTGGTAGGTCCGGGTTTTCAACCGGCATACGTGACCCGTCTTCAAGTACCGTCCATTGGACAAACGTCATTCCGAAAGCGTTTACCCAGTATAACAACGATTCCGCACAAGCGGCCAATAAATCCTTCTGATACCCTCCATCGTTCTCGGCCCGGTCAATAAGTTTCATTCGCCATTCGACGTTTTTATCGAGGCATTTCGGGACTCTCAACCCCGTCTTAGGACAAGTCCATGTCTCCTCGCCACTGGGGAAGGGCGTAGAAAGTTCAGGGCGTATAATTAAAGAATTACTACTCATGCCTATCAAGGTATCCAATCATTTTTGCTAACAGTCCCTTTGAATCCTGTGTGAAACCTAAAACTCTATTGCACCTATCACATAAAAGCCCTCTAACGTTGCCAATTTTGTGGTCGTGGTCTACGGCCAGAACGCCGTGTTTTAATCCTGGTATATTGACCCCGCCACATATTGCACACACTCCCTCTTGTAACTTGAATAGTCTGTCAAACCGTTCCTTGGTTATCCCATATTTTCGTTTAAGGGTGTCAAATCTACGTTTCTCCCGTACCCCTGGTTTATCCAAATATATCCTATCGCGGACAGCGTGTTCTTTTTTATGAGTAAGTCTATACTCTCGGCGTCGTTTTTCTGTACACAATTTACACGTACCCGCAAACCCATCCCTGCATCGTTCTTCTTTATAAAACTCGGCGACGGGTTTTTCTATCTTACATTTCCTACACACCTTGTTCGGGTTCCGGCTCATACTCCTCGTTTAATCTGTTACCCACCCCCGAATCGAACTTCCCGGCCCGACGGGCGCGTTCGGGTCCGCCCTCCTGGGCGGCCTGGGCCGGTCGGCCTTCGATGCGGGTGAATACCAGTTCCATAACCTTTCGGTCGGGTGTATATACTCGTTTCTGGACTACTCCATCGGCATCGGTAAATTCCTCTGTCCCGCCGTTGGCCATTAACCAAAGTCGCCTCGATAGTACTTCTGCTTTAGACGCGACATACGGCTGGCCGTCAACGATTATCGTCTCGGTCTCGTTACCAATATCTCGAAGATACTGGGTCAGAAGTTTTCCCGCGGCTACTCGGTCTGTGGATAGGGTCATCCAATCCTCCAATCGTGGGTTCGTCTCGCCGTAGTCTTCCGATGGACAACCCGTTCGGGCAGGCCCTTCGGGGATTGGCCGTGGATATACTCGGCGGCCTTCTGTGGCGATAACCCAGGCAGTTTAATACTGCCGTGGGCCACACCCTCCATCAGGCGGAACTGCCTTTTCGACAATGCGGGCATCAGCCGATTCCCAACACGGTTTTAATATCTGCCGCGGTTACTCTACCGTCTTTGTCTGAATCAAGATAATCTTTAACCATTTCGAGGGTTTCAATTTTCTTGGACCTATAGTAATGTTGGTATGCCCACAGCCCCACGGCGATTATACCCAAAACAGGAACTATCCACTTCAACAACGGCAACCACGAAACCATCAATGCCGTGCTGGCGGCCAAAACTGCCACACCGCCGACCAAGGTTATGCCGGCAGCGATTATTGCCGCGGCCTTGGAGTTCCCGCTGAAAAAGGCATACACGCCCGCGGCACAAGTCAGAAGACCAATAGTTACAAGCCAATTCGTGGCAGTAACCGTTTTAACTAAAATCTGAACCGAAGACGGTTCCGGGGGACCAACAACAGTGGGAGCCGTCGCGCACCCGGCAACTATCAACAACGACAATACTAACCACCGCATTACTCACTCACCTTCCGCAACCAAGCCAGGGGGCTGGTGCCAACCAGTTTATACCAAATAGATGTTCCACCGGCGGGAACGTATATATTACACGACGGACCGCCGGCCTGCGCCACGTATAGGATGTTCGCCGCGGTCGCTGTGGTCAAATTGCCTGCGATACAATAGCCAACGGTACACGTCAGAACGTATACGCCAGGCGTTACCGTAATCTCGGTATCAGATGTAGCTGCCAGACTCTGGCCGGACGAGGCCACGGGGCAAGCGGATTCGGGGGTCGGGGCGATATTACTGCCATCTGTAGATGTTTGCATTTCACTCATACTCTTATCATCCTCTCAATTGAACCATACGGTATTACCGTGTAATCGCCGTGTTGGCTTTTCTGGTCTATACTACTCTTAACTACAACCCATTTTACTTTTCCGCGAACTCGTTTACAGCCGTGGTAATACCCCACGGTCTTGCATACGGGGGGTTCCACGACGTCTAACTCCGCTTGACTATGCCAACCGGGGTCGGACTCGGTGTCCCGCCACGTGACTTCAACCAACGTATCGCGTTTTACTTTCAATTCAACCGGCTCACAATCTGTTTCGCCGGGGGCATCAATAGTACGGTCTTGTGGTCGGTCCCGTCTTCGATACAAACCGCTATCACGCTCTGATGATTAACAATCAGAAAATTATCTACGGGCAGACAGCCATACTTAATTCCAAAAATTACCTTATCGCCGACCTTAACGGACATCGGCAATTCCGGGGTGCCGGGGCCAACAGCGACCACCCTGCCGTAGCCAATCTCTTTTTCGGACCCCTTGGGTATCAGAATCCCGCCGGAAGTCGTGCGGTCGGGTTCCCATTTTTCGAGTAAAACCTTATCTCCGTTTGGAATATACCTCACTGTAACCCCTTTCATATTAAATACTTACAGTTCCATCCACGTTCTATGGTCTGCGTTACTGTCAACTGCTACCTGGGCCATCAAGGCCATATTATTGCGAGGGGGCGACCTCTACAGACAACTATGCCCTCTACCCTAATCCCCAAACGCTTACCCAGACGACTGGTTTCTAAAATAAAAATATATAATTTTTCTGACGGGGAGTCGGGGGGACCCATTCACTGGCGTGGGTCAGCCGCCAAGAGGTCCCCACGCTTCGTAGGATGCCCCCCAGGATTCAAAATCGTGGGTGGGGGCGGGTCCAAGAAGGGTTGGTTGGGACTCCCCGGCCCCAGAGCGAAGGGTGCCACCCCCGGCCCCACGGCAACAAGGGGCAGGGCAGGGGGCATAGAACACTAAATAAATAATCGAATAATTAAAAGATTTTACTTGCATACTGGGCGGGCGTGTGTTATACTATTGGTAGAACGAAACGATTGATAAGTGAATAGGCATTTGCGGCTAAACAGCGAGCTACGCAAGAACAAACAAGCGTAGGGAAAGCCGAAAAGCACATAGGGCGGTTAACAGTAGGTGTGTAAATTACGTTAGGCCGCCCGCAATCATAAACTAAACAACGAATAATTAAGGGGGATAACCGATGAAACACAAAATCACAGTAAAACAGCAGCCAAAACCAATACCACATCCGGAGACCGTCGCCTTGTGGGCGATAATCCGGCAGTATATGAAACGGACAGGGCGATAATCGCCGGAAAGTGGGGGATTTATGGGAAACATATTCGTAGAGATTAAACAGGTTTACAAAGATAACGAACGGGAGTTTCAACGGGTATTCCATACCCAACTGAGTAAATACTGGAATCCGGTGTTCGGATTTGACATTATTAAGTTTGACGAACGCCATATAAAATCAGGTGACGGCTGCATGGCTGATAAAATTATCGCCGATTACGGCCAAGCTGGAAACGATATAATCGACCGGCTTCTCAAATAGCTCTTCCTTCTACCCGGCGCAACGCCGGGGTTTTTCTCTCACTCTGGGCCGGGGCCGACATGTCCCGGCCCCCTCCATTTATACCCACCGGGGTATTGAATTGAATCCTGGGGCATTTACGGCGTAATTAAAAGTGGCGTTTTTGATTTAATATGGCCTAAATGTAAAGTAAACCTTACATTATGTAAAGTAAACCTTACATTGCCGGGCTTGGGAGCGTCCTCCACCCCGCCCCACCCCCCGGCCTCATAACCTATATTGGCATACTGCGTTTTTGAATTGATATTGAGGGCGGCGTATAGGTGAGTATAGAAGGGTAAAAAAGGGGTATAGGTATGTGTAGGGTGAGTACAGAACGTAAACTGTTGTGTTATAACGAGTTGGAATAGTGAGTATGGCAATGTACGACATTTTGGCTTATACGCTTACCCCATAGAATATGACTATCACTATTTTTTACATTATTTTTTTGTACAATGTATAAACTATGATATACATTATTATTGCATTCTCTAAGTTATCTATATAATACTATACAATACTATACTATCTATACCAAAAACCGTATTCCTGAATTATTAGACGGGAATTTATGGCAAGGCGAGTATAGCGTTTACCTATACCGCTGCCATACCCCGGTCCCGTCCCTGCTATACTCAATTTAATCCTTGACAGCATCGCTTGAGTATGGTATAATACAGGAAATTAAATTGAATGATTTATGTTAGGAGATTATTTATGTTAGGTGAAAAAATCGAACCCGCAAAATCAAATGATAAATTTATTCAAGAATTTATCGACGGCCTTGAAAAGCCACGGGAATATGCTGTCGTTGATTTGTTTCAGCTATGGCTCGCCTACGCGCCGGACTATCCCCTGGGCCGCACAGCAGGGAGTTTTGCCCGGATGCTCTATGGCCATACGAATTTACGGTCCTCCCGTCGAAGGATGGACGGAAAACAGAGAAAGGCCGTATGGATAAGATAAGAGATTTTTTAGAGCGATACCGGCTAAATCAAGAATGGGCAATGGCCGACCTGTATAATTGGTATAACACTGACTACCCCGGCCTGTCCCGCCGTAAATTCAGCCGCTTGGTTGTCGCGGTAAGCGGCTGTAAGTTGCGATACCCGCGAATTGACGGCAGGCAAACGGCGCATATCTATTTAGGCGATACAATAGACGACCCGGCCCCCGTGCCGGCGACCCCGCCAGATACCCGCTATTGTCCCCGGTGCCGAATAGTTAAACCTCTGGCTGATTTTTTTAAGAAGCCGGGATACTGCAAACCCTGCAACGCACAGTATCGCCGGTCGTATTACCGGGCATATATCAGCCCCCGAACGCGACGTAAAAAATAATTATTATTTTGGCCGGATTTTACTTGCATTGTTCGGCGGATAGTGTATAGTTTGAGTAGTGGAATAAAAAGTTTATAGGAGGATTTATGAGATTAGCAAGAGCAATAGCAGTAGGGCTTGCGGCCCTGATAGTTTGCCTGTGGTTGCCAGGTTGCAACACAATACACGGGTTTGGCCGGGATTTACAAAACTGGAGCGAGACGCGGGATAAGTAAAATTAAAAATACGGGCATGGCCACACGGGACGCTACAGCGTGCCCCGGCTCGATGCCCTGGCGGGACTTGATGCGCGATAAGCCCCGCCCGCCATAATAAATTTTAAGGAGATTGATATGATGAAAGACGGGTACGGTAATTTAGTTGACGAAACGCGGTTAGTACTGTTGCCGGATATAAACTTACTGAACGACGCCGGAATAAAAACCGTAGCAAACGCTAATTGGTATCAGGTAACATTAAAAGACGGCACAGAGGTTAGTCCTTGCGCCGTTGCCGATGTTATTGATTGTTTATCTGAAAATTCAGCCGACCCGGAAAACGCGGGGTTTGCTGAGGTACTATTGATAAACGACGTTTTGAAACGCTGGTCGGTTGAAGACGGATTTTATAGTGCCTAAAATAGGTTTTTCTCCCGTGGGGCCGGATAACACTATACAGCCCGGTCCCGCCTCCTTTATGAAGGGGAATTGATTATGAATGAGTTACCGTTCGGGATATGGATTATCCTGATTATATTTGTGGGCCTGATTTTAATGGCGATTGTTGGAAAACGGAAATTTTAAGGGAGAAAATTATGAACACAATAGAGATAAGATTGACTAATGATATGGGCCGTAATGAGGACATATTTACCGGGACGTTTGATGAGGCGTTAGAACAGATTGCCGAGTATCCTGATTATTCCGCGCCAGCAACCGCCGAAGAAGCGGCGGAAACCCTTGTTGACATAGATACAGATAGCCGGGAAATGTCTGACCTTGTGGCCTGCGATTACCGGGTGTGGATAAATGGGAAATTAAAATGAGAATGAGATTTACACAGGCGGAGTTAGACCGTATGAAAATGCTCGACCGGGCAGCAGAGCAGCGTCGAGAGTGTGCTGATAAACAACGCCGGGGTCTGATACCGTCCCCCGGCAGTAAATTATGGAACGTAGAGTTTAAGGACGGAACAAAAATACAAGCATACGCCCCCACAGCCACAGCCGCTAAGGAATTGGCTGAGAAGGGGCGTTGGCGTATGAACCGGGCGGGCGTAACCGCCCTGGACGAACGGGTTAAAAGCGTTAAGGAGGTAATAAATGAATAAACTAAAATTGAAAAGGGCGTTAAGAGCAGCTACCAGTTGTTGTATACAACATACCGGCTGGCCCTGCGGGACTTGTTTTTTCGCGCTATCCAAACGCCTGACTAACAAGGACTGGCAAGCATTATTGTTGTATCGCGGCGACTATAAGAGAGAAGATTTGGACAATTTGCCGCGCGATATTGAAAAATCGCTGCAAAAAATCCTTAATACCGCGGAGCGAAAACAATGAGAAAATTCTACGGCGAATTTAACAGGAACGGCTACACGATTTACGAGCAAGGCGTCCACGACTCCGACCCCGAATATCAGGCCGGGAATTGTCGCTTTGATTCTGCCCAGACGTTGCCCGTGGGGGCTGAGGGAACGCTGGACGCTTGTGAATTGGAGGAGCTTTGTGAGTCAACTGGGATTGAGATAGCAAACGAAAACAGTGGCGAATGGCTTGGCTGTTCGCGTATTGACGATTATGATATTGAGTATTAGGGGGTAAATTATGGAGCGCGAAAAAGTAGTTTTCAGAGTTTGGCCGGATGGTGACGTGATAGCCCTATTCCCACGAATAGCGGCCAACGTAGATGGTTATGAGTGCCAGTCCTATGAACACGTTGGCCAGCACGGCGGGGCCGACCCGATGGCCATTGTGCAGGCGACCCGCTTGGCAAAACCTGCCGAATACCGGGAATTGGCCCGCGAGTTGCGGGGCCTGGGGTATAAACTGCGGATTGCTAAGCGGTGTACATACGCTGATTTGCTGATTAGGAAGGCCCAGTATGCCTAAGAAAAAAGCAGTTTGGTGGACTTGTCATTGCGGGGCGTTCAGAAGTTTTGATGTATTAGCTCCGAGTGAAAAAGGAGCAAGGATAATGTTTGGGCGATTAGCTAAACAAAGCGGAGGAGTGGGTATCCCTCATGGTTTTACCCCAAAAGACATAACCAGTATAGAATTAGCGCGGAGGCAAGATGCCTAAGTGTATCGTCTGTCACAAACCAATTACGAAAAAACAAGGCCGAAGCTACACACTGACCCCGACCCGATGCACACCCTATGGCCACAGCGCGCGGCAGATTAGTTGGCATACCGATTGTGAAAGTAAGCCGTACGCCTGCCACACTATCCACGGGATATGCGTCAAAGCAGACGAGGCGACCGGAAAACAAATACGTCGAGAATCTATTTACTGGAAGAAATTCTATGAAGACAATCCACAATATAACATTATGCCTGATACTGTTATCATCGACCCCGGTCCTGGCCCGCACGTTTGAGGCGAACGTGTCGGCCTATTGCTTATGCGAAAAGTGTTGCGGTCGATGGGCAAAGGTTTACCCGCGCCGAACGGCGTCCGGGCACGTGATTAAGCCGGGCGATAAATTTGTCGCGGCCCCCCGCAATATCCCGTTCGGGACGCTGATTGCGATACTGGGGTATAACAACGGCAAGCCCGTCCCCGTGTTAGACCGAGGGGAAGCGATTAAGGATAATAAACTCGACCTGTTTTTTCCGACGCATAAGGCCGCGTTGGAGTGGGGCCGGCGAAAAATTATTGTAAAAATTGTGGAATAATGCTTGACAAACCGATTGGGATGTGGTAGTGTTTTGATTATGCGAACACAGACGAAACCAGAAGATAAACAAAAACGAACCCCCGCCCCAACCGTATTGAAGTGGCGGGATGTTGAAGCCGTATGGCATACGTTGGACGACCAGGCGAAACTCGATATTTATAATGAGGAGTTTGGATTGAACCGAACGTTGGCCGACGTGAATTTTAACGAGAGATTTGATGAGGAATGATATTTAGAAAGGCAGGGTAATCCAATTTGTGAGAGATATAGTTGGGGCAAAAAAGAGGTCAATGGAAAAACAATAGCAATCGTGGTCACAGCTAAAGAGATTTACCACACCGAACAGGGAAAATTAACGCAGAAACACTGCAATAATGACCCGACCGAGTATTGGGGCCATTCTGCTATTGCGTTTTACCATAGCATAGACCCCGTAACAATGCGCCATAGGGAGTGTGAGGATTTTTCAACGCCTGATAATTTCCCACCTGAACTGGTTGCCGCGATTAAGGCCGGGGATATGGCCGAGTTTGGGGTAACAGAGCGTATGGTTGCGGGTTTGTTATCTCAAAAAGGGAAAAAAAGACATAAGAGTAAATGTAAGGCAGACGCCGAGTGGCAGAAGGCAGACACCGAGTGGCAGAAGGTAGACGCCGAGTGGCAGAAGACATACGCCGAGCGGCAGAAGGCAGACGCCGAGTGGCAGAAGGCATACGCCAAGCGGCAGAAGACATACGCCGAGCGGCAGAAGACAGGCACTGAGTGGCAGAAGGCATACGCCAGAATTTTTTGGGACGTTTTTGCGGATATTAAATACCGGGCCGGGGCGTGGAAATGAAACTCCTCCCCAAAGCACAGATTGACCAAGACGCCCGGAGTATTGTTCGGGGGTGGCAATGTACATACGGACACCGCAATCTGAGGCGTATTTATCTGGCAACTCGGCGAGAAGTTTTGTTTATACTTAACGAATCCAAGAAACAAGTTAAGCGATTAGATAACAAACAAACCTCTATCTAAATTTTTATTTATTAAACTTTGAAAACCCCACGTTAGAACAAGCGTTGGGGGATTAGGATAGAAGGGCAGTAATCATAAAATAGGGGTAGCAATGGCTAAACGACTTATTACACGACGTGAAGAAGAAATTTACCGGCTATGCCATCCCGATTTTGACGGCCTCCCCATCGACCAGGCCGCAAAGAAGCTGGGGATTAGCCGGGAAATTGTCCTCCGGCATTTGAACAGTGTCCGGCGTAAGGCCCCCCAGCTTTCGCCCGTGCTTAATACCCGGCAAAAACTGATATTAGCCCTGATACGGGGTGGGCAGACGAACTCCACAACGATTGCATCGTTGACTGACATACCGGAAAGCACTGTCCGGGGAATAATTGTGGTTTTAGAGGCCAACGGTTTTGTGGCCCCTAAATCTGAAACACACGGTTATACGCCCGGCTGCGATAGCCGGGTGGTGGAGAGGTTTTGATATGATAGTGATAGGATTGTTAAATACCGGTGGATACGGCTTTGGTTGGGGTTGGACTAAGAAAGAAGCCATTGACCACATCCTTACTAAGATTGAACACGATGGGTTAGATTGTTTGTTAAACGTTTTGTGGTGTATCCTCGTTTGAGGTATATAGTATCCCGTGAACAGATTGTAAATAACGAAGACATTGTGGATTTACAAATATATGCAGGTGCGCTGACAGGTAATAAACTCTTAAAAACCTTTCAAAAATTCAAAACTTTTTTCCGGCCTGACGAGGACACTGAGCGTGTATAATTGGCGAACCAAAATTCAAGCAGTGCGCGGCGTCGGCCCCGTCCGGGCGAAGGAACTCGCGGGTCTCGGTGTAACTACAGTCGGCGACCTCCTCGAACACAAGCCCTCCGACTGGATTTTCCCCGGCACAACCCCCATCCGCGACCTCTGTGTTGGGGAACAGGCGTTGATACAAGGTAGGGTCATATCCTGTTTCAGGCGACCAACGCAGGCCCCCATCGTTTCAGTCATGGTTGAAGACGAGACCGGGAAGGTTGAATTGGTATTTTTCAACCAAGTTTGGCTTCTAAATAACATCCGAAAAGGGATGCTGATTGCCGTATGGGGTAAAGTATCAGAGTACAAAGGACAGCCCCAGTTTTCCGGGCCTAAGTTTTCGACCTGTGCATTTAAGCCGGATGAGATAACAGGCGGTTTATATGGTAAATACACACAGACGATTCGGGCGGCGTTGAGGGCGGTGCTGGCGGATGTTGAGATACCTGATTGGATTAACCCCGACCTGTATGACCGGGCGGACGCTTTTTATTTCCTGCATTTCCCGGAGAACAAGCAACAATTAGAAGATGGGCTGGAACGGCTCCGGTACGACGAACTCTATCTACAGCAGATGGCTGTCGCAATCAAGAGACGGCAACAGGAACATACGCCTGGCAAAAAATATGAATATAGTCACTCTAAAGAGTGCGATTTAGAGGACAAGATAAAGCACTATTTTCCTTATAAATTTACCAGCGACCAAGATGCCGCTCTCCGAGATATTCTTAGGGACTTGTATCTATCAAATAAACCGATGAACCGCCTCCTCCACGGTGACGTTAGCTCAGGCAAGACGGCTGTTGCGTTCTACGCGGCGATGCTTACGGCCCTGAATAATAAGCGGGCGATTATACTTTGTCCCACGACAATTTTGGCCTCCCAGCACTACGATGTTTTGAAATCTTACGGATGGGACGATGTGGAATTGTTTATCGGCGGCTATGAAAATAAAGCCGAGTGTCATCGCAAGCGGGGAGTATGTATAGGAACAACCGCCCTGTTATGCGATATAGAATTATTAACGAAAGCGTCCCTCGTCATAATCGACGAGCAGCAGAAATTCGGCGTGGCCCAACGTGCCTTGCTCCAGAAGTATGGCAACCCACACGTTTTACTTATGAGCGCGACCCCCATCCCTCGCACAATCGCCCTCACGGTTTTCGGCGACCTGGATGTATCAACTATCAAGGAAATGCCAATTAAGCGTGGGGCCGTCGTGGCCCGTTGGGTACTACCAGACCGCCGTGAAGGCGTTTACGAATTGATTGACGAACAACTTAAACAGGGCCATCAGATTTATGTTGTCTATCCTCGTATTGCAAGTGGCGAGGAAGATATGACCGGCGTGGCCGATGGATACTGTGATATAGCCCGGCGATTCGCTGATTATTCCGTTGCCAGTTTGACGGGTAAAGATACCAGTGAAGTTAAAACGGATACCCTACGAAAGTTTAAGTCCGGTGAATATAAAATCCTCGTTAGTACAGTTATCGCCGAGGTGGGCCTTGACTGCTCGAACGCCACGGTCATGCTTATAGAGGGGGCTGATAGGTTTGGCCTGTCCCAACTGCATCAATTAAGGGGTAGAATATGCAGGTCAACTGAAACAGCGTTCTGTTTTCTAATGGCCTCCACCGCCAACGATACGTCAATCGCCCGGCTCCGAACGCTGGAGCAAACAAACGACGGCTTCGAGATAGCCGAGGCCGACCTGAGACTGAGGGGGCCGGGCGAATTATTCTCGACGAAACAACACGGGTTGCCTGATTTAAAGTTTGCGAGTCTGGTGGATGATTACGAATTATTATTAAAAGCAAGAGAATTAGCGAAGATTGTTGTTGACAAGTTGGATTTGCCAGAGTATAATGGACTCCGTAAAATGTTGGAAATTAAATATCTGAAACTTGATTTGGTGGGTGTCGCGTAAATGATTCCTTCGTCGGTAGAAATTGCTTGGGCCGCGGGTTTGTTCGAGGGTGAGGGGTGCATCACTACAAATTGGTGCCAAGGCAGAGTTAGAAAAGACGGTGGATGTGCCAGGCCCGAAGGGTATGTACACCCACGCTTAGCATTAGTATCGACTGATTATGACATTATCTGTAAACTTCATAGGATAGCGGGCGGTAAGATATATGGCCCGTACAAACCCGGTAAAAAAAGTAAGAAAATATGGTGGTCCTGGCAAATACAAACGGGGGCAGTGGACTTTTTGCGGTTAATCTTTCCCTATTTAGGCTATAGAAGGCAACAAAAGGCTATCGAACTTTATGGAAAGGACGGAATAGTATGAGGACATTTAGTACTGGTGCTACACGCGACAATGACGAAATGAAAATAGATTACGAAGGGTTTCTCTCGCCGTTAGTGTTGGAACGCTACGGGCGGTATCTGTCGAAGCACCGGGTTCAGGCCGATGGAAAGCTGCGTGACTCGGATAATTGGCAAAAAGGGATACCGAAAACTGCTTACATGAAGTCGGCGTGGCGTCACTTCCTGAATATGTGGAAGTCACACCGTTATGAGGTTGTTAGAACCGACGAGATGAACGAGGCGTTCGAGGATAGTATCTGCGCGGTTCTGTTCAACGTAATGGGGTATCTTCACGAAACCCTTCGAGAAAAAAGATAATGATACCCCGCACTGTTTATCTTGATATGGATGGGGTCATTACGGACTTTTCCGGCGGCGTGATGAACCATTTCGGCCTGAGACGTTTGGGCTACACCACAAACGATATTAAACAGTGGAATTGGTTTGGCGATTTTGGTTTGGATGAAAAAGCTGTGTCAGAATTTTTATCAACCAGCCGCAAATTTTGGGCCGGCCTCGATTGGACCCCCGGAGGCAAGATTCTGTTTTCCATCCTGCATCAGATGTATGGGGAAGACTTATGGCTCTTGACAACACCGTGGGTGGACAATGAGGCGTGCAGAGGCGGCAAATTAGACTGGGTAAACAAAAATATCCCGTGCATGACCAACAACGTGATTTTCAATTTTGACAAGTCAAAACTTGCAACCCCCTGGAGCATACTAATAGACGACCGCGAAGAAACAGTAGAAAAATTTAGGGCGGCGGGCGGTATCGGAATCTTGATTCCCCGAACTTGGAATAGTAAAGGAAAAATATGAGAGTAGCTGAAACGACCATAGAGTGTAAAAGTCGGACCGACCGATTTGAACTATTCGTGTTCGGCGATATGCACATAGGTAAGCGAAACTGTGATGAGAACGCCATACGAAAACAGGTCGCCGAGATATTACGCCGCAGTAAAATGCCGGGTCGCCACGTCCGGGTCTTGTTGGGCGGGGATAACGTAAACGCCGTGATACCGAAGGATATTAAACGGTTTGACTTCAATGATATGGCCGATTGGTTCGTATCCGATGAAAAATTGGACTGGCGTGAAATGTTGGGCGACGCTATCAATCAGGAAATACGCCGGGCCATTGGCATACTCCAGCCGATACGGCACCTGATAATCGGGGCCTTGCACGGCAACCACGAAGACGCCATCCGTAAGCACCATAATGTTGATGTCCACGCCCGACTCTGCGATAAGTTGGAAATCGAAGACCTGACGGATGAGGCGTTTGTCCGTTTGAAATTTAATTGTGGTGGAAACGGTTCAACAGTTAAGGTCTATCTCCGTCACGGTTACGGCGGAGGCCGGGGGGCCGGGGCCGAGCCGAACAAACTGTCGGCAATTATGGCCGAATGGGAGGACGCTGATATATGTTTCACAGGCCATACCCACTCGTTCTGTATATCAGCCCCCAAGCCGGTGCTATTTATCCCGAACCGGGGTAAGTTGCCGTCGAAACTGTGTATCCGGCATCGCTACGCCGCAAACTGGGGTTGCTGGTTGCTCTCACATATTTTGGGGCCAGGGTCTTACGAATCAGCAGCCTGCTATCCGTCCCGACCTATGATGACCGTGAAGGCCGTTGTCTGGCCGTTCCACCACTCGACCCAGTTGGGCGGGGAACAAGATATAGTTCGCCCGAAAATTGAGTTAAGGTCTTATGCCATATCGTAGGAAATAAACTTTAATGGAGAAAAATACTATAATAGGTGGCGATTTTGTTTTAATAGGGCATACCATTAGGCCCAATTCTGTAGATTTAATTTTTACCGACCCGCCGTATGTGAAAGAAGGAATACCCTGTTATGAAGCGGTCGCTAAATTAGGAGCGCGGCTTCTAAAACCCAGTGGATTTTTAGTTGTTTATGCTTCAGATTATTGGCTCGCCGAGACATTTCCCCCGATGTTAAAATGGTTAAATTATTGGTATTTATACCATCATATCAATTTGCAAAATGCTACTGTGTGGCCCCGGCATATATTCGCTAAAGCTAAGTCTTTAATTGTATTCAGTAAAGGAAAAGCAATTCCCCAAAAATGGCATAGCAACTTACCCGCAACCGGGACAAAAGAAAAATCACATAGAAAAGATAACTGGGAACAGACAGTAGACAAAGCTAAGTTTTTCATCGAAAATTTTTGCCCCGCTGGGGGGTTAGTTTTAGACCCAATGTGCGGCAGTGGAACAACTTTATTAGCTGCTAAAGAATTAGGACGAGATTATGTTGGTATCGACCAAGACGAGGAACAGGTAAAAATGGCACTAAAAAGGACAACATAATGCCCAGAGCCACCGACGGATGCGGAAAAACTGATGACCCCCGCCCGGTTGATAAACGGGAATACGACCGGAACTATTTAAGGGTGTTCGGGATACCCTGCGAGGATTGTAAAACAACGGGCGTGCTACCGACGTTACCAGGAATCAGGACGCGATATAGATGTGAGAATTGTAGAGGATTAGGATACGTTCCTAAAAAGTTTAATAAAAATAGCTGACGCGGCCACCGCCCTCTGCACCATCCTGGTCATGTGGAACCACGCCGGGAGCCGGAACTGGTGGCTGCTTTACGCCATGTCCTCGGTCGTGTTCGTTGCTCTGATGGTGTATAAACGCCTGCCGGGGTGGGCCATCGCCGGGATTATATTCTTCGGAATCGGCGTTCGTAATTATTGGGTTGGAGGATGATATGAGGAAACGGTATATATCAGACTTTATAGTTGGGGTTTTTAACGCTTTGGATAAACTTATACTTCGGTTTGCTTGGATTAAGACCCTATTCGGGCATCGTAAAATGTTCGGGGGCCAACTCCGCCGCCACCCCCACCAGGTCGGGCGTAACACTCCGTGCTGGTGCGGGTCGAAACGGAAGTATAACAAGTGCTGTTGGTTGAATGACCAGAGAGTGGGGATATGAGAAAGCATAAAAAGCACTTTCCTAAATATCCAATGGGTATGGCGTATACGGCGTGTGGCAATACAACGGCCTACACAACCAATCCTTTATCCTTTCAGCGTAGATTTGTAACCTGTAAAAACTGTAAACGGACAAAAAGATTTAGAAAAACATAATGGAATCCTGGCAACAGATACTTACTGATTGCGGATACCCGACCGAAATCCTCGTTCTGGATTTTGAATCGTATTTCGACGAAGACTACCACTTCCGCAAGGACGCCGCCGATGCCGTTGGCCTGTCGACCATAGAATATATTAGCGACCCGCGGTTCGAGTTGACGGGAGTGGGTTGGCAATCGCCAGGTTTGCCGCCTATTTTCGCCGGAGCGGACCGAGACATTCCTGGCATAATAGCCGGAATGTTTAAGAGATATGGCGATACAGTAACTTGGATTATCCAAAATGCAAGATTCGACGTGACCGTTCTCCAGACAAAATTCGGAATCGTGCCCAAATATATAATCGACGTTAAAGATTTATATGCCCATTACGACGCCAGTGCAAGCCACAAACTAAAGGATATGGCCAAAGAATTTGGCCTACAGGCGAAGGGCGAGACCCAGGATTTCAAGGGTCTGCACTACAACGCCATGACCCTGGAACAGCGAAAGGCATTGGCCGATTATTGTCTTAACGACGTGGACCTTGAAACAAAATTATTTAAGATACTGTTACCAAAATTATCTAACCCAGCCTTCGAGTTACGGTTAATGCGTCATACTCTCGATATGTGGCTCCATCGGGGGTTCGATTTTGACCAGGACTTGGCCGATTCGCTTAAGGTTCAGATGTACGCCTTGACCATCGAGGCCGTGAATAAAACGGGGTTGGTTGATGAGAATTATGGCCGATTGTATAATAAGTATTTCTGGGACGGTAAAAAGGTTCCTAAAAAATTCGACGGGAAATCAGACGAAATCGTTGATATAATGATTAAAGAGGAAGCCCGCGAGGCCGCCGCCACGGACCTCCGTGGGGATACGTTTGTGAAATTACTCCAGACCCAAGACGAACAGGTCGAATGGAAGGCCGGCAAACGTGGGAACATCGCAGCCCTGGCCAAGACTGACGATTATGCGAAGTCGCTGACGGTCCACGGAAATCCGATTGTCCGTGATTTAATGACCGCGAGACAGGCCGTGAAGTCGTGGCCCCTGCATACGAAACGCATAACGAGTATGGAGAAGCAGTCCGCCGCGAATGGGGGGATACTGCGAACGCCTTTGAATTATTATGGAGGCCATACTGGCCGATGGAGTGGCGGGGAGGGGATTAACTTACAGAATTTAGGCGGAAAAAGTGCAACGATTGACCCCCTGATAGGCAAGATACGCGGCCTACTTCGCGCTCCCGCCAACTTCACGTTAGGGATTGGGGACTCGGCTCAGATTGAGGCCCGTGTACTGGCTTGGTTGGCCGGTCAGGACGATTTGGTAGAGGCATTTAGAACTGGCAAGGATGTTTATTCTGAATTTGCAACAGTTTTATTCAAACTCCCCGTACGAAAGGAACGTAAAACCGACCCGCCTATAATCTATTTAATGCTAATGATTAAACGGGCCTTTGGCAAGAAAAGTATTCTGGGTTTAGGTTATGGGATGGGCGTCGATAAATTCTATCAACAATGTTTACAAGATAGTTATTTACGTCCTTTCTTCGACAGCGGACAATACAACCGACAATTCATACAACGAGTGGTTGACCTATACCGAACAAAGTATTCTAAGATTCCCGCATATTGGAGAGTCGTAGAGACCGCGTTCAAACAGGCACTACGGTTCCCGCATTTACGGCCTAAAGTGGGGCAGATAGAGTTTTCGTGCACCGGCCATGAAGTTCAGATTAAATTACCGTCAGGCCGAATACTATATTATCGACAATGTAGTATTAAGAACGGCGGAAATATATCATATTTAGCTGGTCCTAAGAGGGAGAGTTTATGGGGGGGTAGCCTGACGGAAAATATAGACCAGGCAATTTCGAGGGATTTACTCGGCTTTTGGATATTGGCCTGCGAAGACGCCGGTCTCCCCGTGATTTTACACGTTCACGACGAAGTTGTGTGCCAAATAAATAAAAATAATTCCAAGATTTCTCTTGACAAACTGAATCAAATACTGTGTACTATACCTGAGTGGGCGTCGGGTTTACCTGTGGCCGCTGAGGTTAAAGAAAGTTTGGTGTATTGTAAATGAAATGTACCGAAGTCCCGACCGAAGACTGTGACAATTTGGATATGAAGAAATGTTCAGGCTGTATAGTCCAGATGTTATGCCTATGCCAGAGACCCGAAGTACGGGCAATGGTACAAAAACTATGGAAGGAATCAAATGAACCTAAGATGGTCAAAAACATTCGGGCACCCGGCGGGAAGTAACGCAATCGTTGGCCTTAACCTACTCTACTGGGCGATACCCCTGAGTATCGGCGGACGAACCCAAACGGTAACATATACCAAGAAAACTACCGGGCATTATCGCAGTATCAGCGTTGGAATTTTATGTTTCTCGGTAACGATAACTTATGCGGAAATCAAAAGCGCAAAAATTTGGTAAAATATGAGAAAACTATACAGCAACTGGCCAATAGGACGGTGGGAGTTGTGGTTGAATCCAACCAGTTATCACTTGGGGTTTGGTTGGGGGATTTCGCTGGGAATGGTTTATATACACATCAACATATTATGTTTCGCCGTTATACTTAGACTATATGAAAAACCCTAAATCCAAAACCTTCTCCCGAATCGCCACGGCCTACCACCAACTCAAGGCCGGGGGCCGGCCCCACGTAACGGGGGATGGGTCGATACCGACGGCTCCGTGTGTGCCAGTCGTAGAACAACCGGAAGCGGCGGTATTACAGGAGTGCCTTGATTGGTTAAAACAGAACCGAATATGGGCACGGCGGATGAACGTAGGTAAAGGCACGTTGGGCCGAACGGGGTTTTTTACCTACGGAATAGTAGGGTCGGCTGATATTACCGGCATCCTGCGTAACGGCGGTCGGCGATTAGAGATTGAGTGTAAGGCCGGGAAGGGCGGGCGATTGTCAATTGACCAACAGAAGTTCCGACGGGATATTTTAGACAATAATGGGGTCTATCTCATTGTGCATGGCGTCGAGGAATTAGAATACTTTTTCAAGGGAATTAAAATATGAACCTGATGTCTGCAACTTCAATCGGATGTTTCAAGGCTTGTCCAGTACGCTACTATTACAGGTACGTCCTGGGCCTGACTCCCGTCGCCGAGACCGACGCGACCAGGATGGGAACGAACTACCATAAGATACACGAAATCGCCGACCTCACGCCGGGCGGGGCCTGCCCCGATTGCCACGGGCCGGGGAATGAGACCTGCGCCCTGTGCGTTGGGACCAAGACGCTGCCTGAGAATATAATGGACGCGGTTATCCGACACCTGAATAAAGCGTATGCGACCATGCCGGTATCCAAGACCCCAGAAGAATGGGAGACCGAACGGATAACCCTTCTGTATTCACTGATTGGCTATCAGTGGTTATACCAGGACCCTGGATATGCGGTTGAAAAACTGGAACAGAAATTCCGTTTGCCGCTGTTATCGCCCATCAGCGGGCATAAATTACAGGCCGAACTGATTGGTAAAATCGACCGGACGTTTAGTGCTGAGAGTAATAGATTTGTTCACGAATATAAATCAACGAGTAAAGGTGTCGAACCAGACTCTACCTATTGGAACCACCTGACCCTCGACACACAGACCCGGCTCTATACCTATGCTGCCCGCCGGTTGGGGTTGGGGCAGGTCGGAGTGCTGTATGACGTGTGGCATAAGCCGAAGACCGCTCCGAAGATGCTGACCCAGGCGGAGAGTAAAGAGTTTGTGGTAGGCGGAATGTATTGCGACACGAAATTTGAAACAATGGAATTTGATAACGGGGTAATGGTCAACGGTAAAATTACCCAAATAGAACCCGGCAAGAAACCCGGCACGTTCGCCATTCGGGAGACCCCCGAAATGTATGGTGCCCGGCTACTGCAAGACATCACGATTCGGCCTGAGTATTATTTCGCCCGCAAGGAACTGGCCCACAATGACGACGATATTAAGGCGTTCGAGTGGGAACTGTTTAACATTTATACCAGTATCAGGATGATGGCAAATAAGAATACGTGGTGGCGTAACGAGGCTTCGTGCGAGGCCACATACCGCTGCGACTATATAAATTGGTGTTACAACCATATTAACATAGGACCCCAAGACATACCTGATGGGTTCCAGAAAAGGAGTGAATAATGCCCCCAACAACCCCAACC